CCCGCATATTAAAGTTACTGCATCCGGTGGTAACTGTAAATTGTGGGCAAACCGCCCCAATACCTCCATATCTTGAGAGCATAATTATTGTATTTGAGCGATCGCGCTAAATCCTAATTCTTGCAAAGCGTTATTCCAAAGCTGCTTTTCTTTCTCGGCAAAAACAAATCCAAATTGCTGTAACAATACTAATCCTGACGCTAAAGTAGGCTCATCTTTTGTGACTGTTATGATTAAGTTAATATCGCTTCTTGGAACGGCTAAAGAGGGATTAGTGATAGTTTCAGCAGTTAATCGAGCAAAAATTGAGTGTAAATCTCCAGCAATACCTCTATTCTTTAATCCTTCCCAATCAGGATTAGCTATTACTGGCATTATCTCAGAAGCAGAGATTACTTCTAACTCTTCTCCTGATTCTAAAAAATCATTCCAAGCTTTTTGGAGAACTGATAAAGTGGGTTCTTCAATGCCTGTAAAATCAGGAGCATTATTAATCCAAGGCAATGCAGTTCTAGTGCCTGAAGTTTCTATGAAAACAATTTGAGAATTTCTAGTAATCATGCCAGTATTTGATTATAGGATATTTGAGCCGAAGGACAAGATAAGTTACCAGGAGTTCCTGTTACTGATTGTGTAGTTTGTAAATAAACTATTCCAGTTCCGGAAGCCGCACCGTTTATGGAAGAAAGAAACGCGGTGTTTATAGTTAACGACCGCCTAAAACCACCAGCGGATAATCCAATAGTATTCAAATTTCCCAATGATGTAGTACTGCCACCGTTATGAGAGGAAATTGTCACACTATGAAAATTACTTGCCGTATTCACATTGCCTAAGAAGGCTGAGATGTTAAAATCACCTACAAAAACACCTGCTATTCCAGTTGATGAAATTATAGGAAGCTGTAGTAAGGTTACGCCAAAATTACCGTAATTTCCCGGATTTACAGCAGCAATAACATTTTGTAAGGCAGTCTGCAACCAATAAGTGCCATTCCAAAAGCCTTCTACTCCTGTAGAGGTATTGTACCATTTATCCCCTACTACTAAAGCACTTCCGTCCGGCCTTGTGGTTGGTTTTGTGCTTTCATATATATGACATACGTCGTTTATTAAAGCACCGTTAGGAATAATTAGATTAGGAGAATAAATATTTCCCATTATTTATACCTCACACTTGCGTGAATAGCGGTTGATGGTGCTGTATTATTGTTGTCGGCTAATCCAGTTACACAAGCGATAGAGATAGCCGTATCAAATACTTCTTGTGGAATACTACTGGATTCTTGAAAATGAAAAGCGGCATTGGTCATCACTCCTGGTGGAATGGCTATTGTCAACAAAGGGGCTGTTGTTCCAACTGTTACGTTAGCGATTACAGCATTATAAAATTTTACATAGACCGTAACTGGATTTACATTAATAAAATTCCACCCCATAACAGAACCCGGAGATGTTTTTATAGTGAATGGTGTATTACTGAGCGCGGTATTTCTTTTGGATAGAAATCCCGTTTCGGCTGCTAAAGAGATAGTTCCTGATACCGGTTGTGTTGCTTGCCAGAATGTACCGTCTACAGTAATACTACCGCCTGCATCGCTTATTGGAATAGGATTACCGACATCATTAGCGATCTCCAGGCTTGAGTTTGATATAGCAACAGTTCCAGAGATAGGTACAGCAGACGCTCGTAATTGCGTATCTGTTAATGGCTGTGATAGCCCTGTATTGGCTGTTACTGTGCCACTGACAGGAACAGGATTGCCAGTATCATTGGCTATTTCTAAACTTGCATTGTCAACAGTAACGTTCAGACTTGATACCTGAACTGGTATCCTGCCACTGACTAAAGCAGGGAAGCGATCGCTCAACAACTGAAAAATATTTCCCAGCGACACAAACAAAGCAGAAATCCAGCCCAATACACCATCACCACCTGTAGGCATTGTTGCTGCGTCTATTTTAGTGCCAAAGTCAATAGTAGTTGAGCCACCGCCAACTATCAATGAGTTGCCTGTTATCGCAAGCATTTCTACTACAGCAGTACCAGATGAAACAGTAGGGATTATTTTTATCTGGCTAAATGCAGTAGAATTTATCCCATACTGCCCAGCAGTTGTGATAGTTGCAGATTCAGTGTTGTCGGACAGCCGATAAACAGCGATCGCACTCCAACTCGTTCCACTGACTGAACCTTCAAAAGCGAGCGATCCCGTGAAAGTTCCACTAACTGAAATACTTACACCTGATAAATCGCCAACAGCAACTTGAATAGGTTGGCTAGAATCCGTAAAACTTAACGACGTTGTTCTATCAATAGCATCAATGGCTTTCTGAAAAGCTGCCATAAAATATTAAATACCAATAACTATCATAATTATAGCAAACAAAACCGCACATCAAGGGATGCACGGTTTCCGAGTTCGTTGTAAAAATTCAGTATAAATTAGGAGAGTTAAAAATATTCTAGCATGAACTACGGCTGTTTTTTCTCAATTTTGTACCACACACCACTAGACTTCTTGAATTTGAATCCATAAGCCTGTCGTGGCAATTGAGGCATATCCAAAATTTCTAGTAATTCTTCCTTGGTTCGCTCCCAACCATTAGCTGCGTGTTCATCTAATCGTCGCAACATTTCATCAGGGTGAGGACGATTAAACTGAGAAGCTACAGCCATCAAAAAGTCTTGATTACTGGGAATAATATCATCTATAGGTATATCTATAGATTCACCAACCCGTTCAGTTTTGTATTCTACTACTGTTTCCATATCGGCATAATTATAATTAAATTCTGCCATTACTTTACCACTTTTTAAATGCTCATGCAAAGCGTCTAATATCTCTACTTGATATTGATAAATGTATGATTTCCTCTTATCTCCAGGCTGTTTAAATGTTTTAATTCTTAAATAGTTTAACCTGTTGTTTAAAGTCTGATCTGATATTCCATACTTAGCTTCAAGCGATCGCAGAAGTACAGGAGTATTATTGAGTTCCATGCCGACACCCTAGTTATTGTGAGTACAGGATATCATGACTTGGTATTTCTATAGATGCAACTATTGGCATAAAAAAGCCGCACTTGGCGCAAAGTGCGGTGATGGAGTGATTACTGGGGTTGATATAAAAATTCGATATATAAAGACGGGAGATATAGACACATTATAACTTAAATATCCTCCAAATAATCATTAATGATATTTAAAATTTCCTGTTTATCTTCCTCATTAATTCCCAGTATTTTTCTTTGGGGAACGCCAATACCAAATTGATGTTTATAAGCTTTAGCGTCATTAATCCCAATCGTACAAGAGGTAGGAGTAACTTTATAATTTACCCTACTTCTCATCAATCCAGTTCGTTGCAATATTCTGAGTATTTTACCCTCAGATCGCTTGAGTCGGATAGTAAATATTGACAACGGTTTCCAAGGTCTACCGTCCGGATCTACTTCCTGCTGAAACCGCAAATCAACAGATGCAATCCCGTATTCGCCAATCTCCTGCATTACAGGAGATAAATTACTGGTTTTGCTCAGTAATTTGGTTAGTGCCTCCTGAATGGCTTTGTCTTCATACTTGATTGAGAAGCTGGGGTCTGACATATTGTGGGGCGATCGCAGTTGATGAGCGATCGCACTATTATTCTATCAAAAAGCTATGCTGCCATCTCGCTATCATTAATAACTCACCTTTGTTTTTGCGATCGCTATTTTATGGTTTGTCTTCTCTAATTAATACTATTCCACTTTGCCCTTGACTGTTGCCCGTGCGATAAGCGGCAAAAACTTCAAAGTTATTTTGGTCAATAACTTCGTACTCGATACTGCCCTGAAAGCTATCGTCATTCTCAATAGCGGTAATAATGGATTGAAAAACTTTAATTGTTTCTTCCTTGGACATCTTCATGATTATTCTCCTAATGTTTTAGCGATCGCCTTATGTTGCTTAGTCAAAAATTCTTTCACCTCTAACAAAGCATTTCCTAAAGGCATACTTTTTAGCGATCTGACAAGAACATGATTGTACTTGAAGTTTCCAGCAGCAACAGTGTAAACGAAACTGCCAGAACTCATCTGGTCTAAATTAATCACAAAGCAACCACAAGAAAACGCAACATCAATTCCCTCGAAAACTATTAAATCGGGACAAGGAAAATGTTCTTTGATTCTGTTAATTATTTCATCCACAGGCATACACGCAAGATTGGGTCTATTGAATGTTATTTTTTCTTCCTGCATTTTCTTTCTCCGAATTACTTAACTTTTTAATGAAGCGCGAT